TGGAGCGACTCCGCTCGGCCCAGCGGGTAGCGTAGGGGCTAACTACCTGTTCAACGGCGTAGACCGTCGCCGGCAAGATCGGCTCAACCAGCAGAACGGCCAGCCAACCTACGGCGCACCCGGCTGGTCAATGGGCAGCCCCGGCACTGGCTTCAACAACGGCCAGCTAGGCAATCCCTACGGTGGTTTTGGGGGCGGCTACGGCCTCAATGGTTCGGGCTATGGTTCCACGGGAAACGCCAGTTACGGCTCGGGGCTTGGTTTCGGGAATGGCCTAGGCGCGCTACCAGGCTCCACCGGTACCGATCAATTCGGGTTGCCGACTGGCCCGGTCAACTTGCAGAACCCATCCAGTCCCAGCGCACCCCCGCCGAACAACGGCCTAGGCAGTCTCGGGCAGACCAATGCCAACCCGCATTTTGGCGAGTATGATCGCCAGATGGCCGAGAACAACTGGGAAAACGGTGGTTTTTCACTGAACACGCGCAGCGGAGCCGACGCACTGATGCGCCGGTACCAGCAATAATCCACGCAAGGACGCTTGAGCCCAAGGAAGGGCGCTAATGACTCAGACCGCTCCCCGGATCGACCAAACGCGAGTTTCGCGTTATCAACGCAAGCGCACCCATCGCCAGATCCGGTTGCGTGGGGAAAGCTGGTCGCTGGCGGCTGATTTCAATGGCGCGCTGGCCGAAGGCGCGACGATCAGCTCCGGCGTGTTCCGGGTGTGGAATAATCAGGTGGTCATCTTAGGGGCCGCGACCAAGAACGCGCGGGATTGCTCGATCATCTGCACGGCCGGTTATGGCAACGGGACGATGGTCAAGTGCACGATTCTGGACAGCACCGGACGCACCTGGGAACAGCTTTTCGCGGTGGGGGTCGAACAGCAGCCGTTCTTTGTGGACGAAACCTACCCGCCCTCCGGGGCCTACACCGTTGAATTCTGAGGAACGAACATGGCACGCGCCAAGAACGACACCCCCACGCCCGACCTCCCGACTGGCCCCGAAGCGGGCGATAGCAACACCGGAGGCGGAATCACGATCACGACCCGTTACCATGAACCGATGGTTCAGTACGTCTGGGACGTGAGCTACACCATCGACGGCAAGCCCTACACCGACTCCAGCTTCCGCACGGGCGCTGAGGCCGAGGAACACGCGGCGCTGATCCGTGATTCGTATGGGGATCGGCTGAAGTGAAATCCCTACAGGCTCAATAGGATAAGAGTTAAATTAACATGGCAGGTGGCGCTCCCCTTGGAAGTCGCAACGCAGCGAAAGGCAAAGAATGGTTCGACGCCATTCGGAAGGTCTGTGTGCAGCGTCAGGCACTGGAAAAGATCGCCGAGGTTGTTGTGGATGCGGCCCTCGCTGGCGAACAGTGGGCGGTTCAGGAGATTGGCAACCGCTTTGACGGTAAGCCGGCTCAGTCGGTGGACTTGCAGGGAAACATGACCGCTGAAATCAAATGGCCGCTGCGAAAGCCTGAGATAGACCCCTGACATGGACTTTCAGCCACGGACGGCTTTCCTCCCTTTTCACGACCGCAGTAAGCGGTGGACGTGCATTGTGGCGCACCGTCGCGCTGGCAAGACGCTGGCGTGTATCGCTGACATGGCTACCTGTGCGCTGGCGACCAGCAAGCAGAACGCCCGCTATGCCTACATTGCCCCCTACCACGCCCAGGCTAAGGCCGTCGCGTGGGACTACCTGAAGCGCATTACGGCCGAAGTCGCCAAGTCCGTCTCTGAGTCGGAGTTGCAGGTTGAACTGATTACCGGCTCCCGCATTCGGCTCTATGGCGCAGACAACCCGGACGCCTTGCGCGGCCTATATCTGGACGGCGTGGTGCTGGACGAGTTCGGTGACATGCGTCCGAATGTCTGGGGCGAGATCATCCGTCCCCTGCTGACCGACCGTAAGGGCTGGGCCGTGTTCATTGGCACACCCAAGGGCAAAAACCACTTCTGGCAGATTCACGAAACCGCTGAACGTTCGCCGGAATGGCTCAGCATCAGCCTGAAAGCCTCCGAGACGGGCTTGATTGACGCCAAAGAGCTAGCCGATGCCCGCCAGCAGATGACCGCTGAGCAGTACGCGCAAGAGTTCGAGTGTCAGTTTGACGTGCCGGCGCTGGGCGCGATCTATGCCGCTGAACTGTCCAAGGCTAAGGACGAGAAGCGCATCGGCCGCGTTCCCTATGATGGCGCGGCACTGGTCCATACCGCCTGGGACTTGGGCGTGGGTGACGCGACCGCGATCTGGTTCTACCAGAACGTGCAGGGCGAGATTCATGTCGTGGACTACTACGAGAACAGCGGCCAAGCGATCACGCATTACCTGAGTTTGCTGGCCCGCAAGCCCTATACCTACGGCAAGCACTTCGTTCCCCATGACGCCGCTGGTCGGGAACTAGGCACCGGCAAGTCGATTGTCGCCATGATGCGCGATGAAGGCGTCAACCCAGACGTTCTCAAGCGCGACACCCTGGAAACGGGTATAAATGCCGCGCGGGTGCTGTTTGCCCGCTGCTGGTTTGACTCGGACGCTTGCAAGGAAGGCATCGACGCGCTTATGAACTATCGCCGCGAGTTCAACGACAAGCTGGGCGAGTTCAAGAATGCGCCCGTGCATGACTGGGCTAGCCACGGCTCGGACGCCTTCCGCTATCTGGCACAGTCGGTCGAGTCCAGCAAGCAGGGCAAGCCCAAACCCATCACCTTCGCGCCGCAGTTCGCATGAAAGGCCAATTGCCCCTCATCCCGAAGCCCACGCTTGGCCTGCCTCGCAAGCCCGGTGCCCGCTGGGGCTATCGCATCAGCCAGGACGACTTCCTGTGTGCGTTCCGTGGCGGTCAGGTGAGCTTTCCCACGGGTGGCGTGACGCGCGATGACGCAGCCAAAGCCCTGCGCCGAGAACGCGAACGCATCAGGAGTTCCGCCTAAATGGCTAAGCAGCGCAAGGACGCGCTCGATCCCCTCGCTCAGATGCGCAAGGACTACGAACTGGATTCGTCGTTCTGCGCAGCGAAGTATGGCGAGTGCATCAAGGACATCCGGTTCGCATTTATTCCGGGCGAGCAGCAAAAAGAGGCGATGAATCCTCGGGCGCAGTACGAGTTCAACAAGACTCGGCCGGTCGTCAAGTCCGTGACCAACGACATGCGCCAGAACGACCCGGCCATCAAGGTCCGGGCGATGGAGGATGGTCACAAGCACCTGGCCGAGATGCTCAACGGCATCATCAAGACCATCGAGGCGCAGTCTCAGGCGAATACCGCCTATGACACGGGCGGCTTCTTTGCCGCGTCGGGTGGCTATGGCGTCATTGGAATCAACACGCAGTACACCGATGATGACGCTTTCGAGCAGGACATCCGCATCGAGGAAAAGCGCGACCCGTTCAGCATCATTTTCGATTGCCGGGCCAAGGCGTTCGACAAGCGCGATTCCCGCCGTGTCTGGGAATGGACAGACCTGGACCGTTCCGAGTTTGAAGACCTGTATCCCGACGCGGACATGGTGGACTTCACCCCGATGAACAGCCCGAATTCCATGACGGGCTGGTACACGGAAAAGACCGTGCGCATCGTCAAGCTGTGGAAGCGGACGCCGATCACCAAGACGATTTACCAGCTCTCGGACGGTCGCGTGCTGGATGAGGACGACTATCAGGCCATGCTGCCGCTGCTGAACAAGCCGGCGCAGCCTGATTCTGGCGTGATGCAGCAAGCGGCCGCCCCGCCGCTGACCCTCAAGAACCAGCGCACGGTCAAGTCCAATAAGATCACCTGGGAAATCTGCTCCGGCAAGGAAGTGCTGGACGGCCCGCATGACTGGGCTGGGAAGTGGATACCGCTGGTCCCGGTCTGGGGCGAGTCGGTCAATGTCGAAGGCGAGGAGTACTACTCCGGCCTGGTCCGCCCGATCAAGGACTCGCAGCGCCTGTTCAACTGGAACGTGGCTATCGGCATGGAGACGTTGGGCAACCAGCCGCGCTCGCCGCTCATGTTCACGGCCAAGATGATCGAAGGGTACGAGGAAGCCTACCGGAATCTGGGCAAGGACAACGCGCCGGGGTTGCCCTATAACGTCGATCCGCTGGTGCCCGGTGGTCGGCCATCCCGTGAAGCCCCTCCGGCCTTTCCGGGCGGCTTCTTTGAGGCTTCGCAATTCAGCGCCGATCTCATCAAGTCCGTATCCAATGTGGTCGATGCGCCGATCCAATCCCGCGCCAGCTCCGGCAAGGCCATTCAGGCCGTCGAGAACCAGCAGGATGTCGGGAACTTCGATTACATCGACAACTTGGCCCGTGCCAAGGCGTTTGTCGGTGAGATTCTGGTTGATTTGATCCCGAAGATTTACGACACCGAACGCCAGATTATGATTCTGGGCGAGGATGGGAAAGAGTCCTACGCGCAGTTGAATCAGTCGGTATACGTGACCCAGGACGGCCAATCCATCCCGCGCGATCAGTTCGAACAGGCGCAGCAACAGGGTATGCAGATTCCTCCGGGCCAATGGCAGGTTATCAACGACCTATCCCAAGGCAAGTACGCGGTCACGGTCACGGTCGGCCCGAACTACGCGACGCAGCGTATGGAAACGGTCGCGGTCCTGTCCCAGCTCGCCGGCAATCCCGATCCGGTCATTTCCTCGGTGGCGGCGTACCTCATCGTCAAAAACACCGATTCGCCGGGCACGGAAGAGATGGAAAAGGCGATGCGCCAGCGCTTGATTGCGCAGGGTGCCATTGAGCCGGGCGAAGGCGATAAGCCGCCGCAGCCGCAGGGGCCGTCGCCGGATGACCAGTTGAAGCAGGCGCAGGCGCAGAAAGTGCAGGCCGAAACCGCCAAGACGGTCAAGGAATTGCAGCAGACGCCAGAAGCCAGTGATCCGACGCTTGACTGGGCGAAGCTGGAGATTCAGCGCTACGACTCGATTACAAAGCGTATGGCGCTAGGCATCGACGTATCCAATGCGGAGCGGCAGTTCATCCTCGATCATGCGATAGCGCTCCATGATGCGCACATGCAGGTCGCCCAGCACGAACAGCAAGTCCCGATGCAGGGCATGGACTTGGCGCACCAGCAGCAGATGCAGGCCATGGAACAGCAGCACCAAGCGCAGATGGCCCAAATGCAGCAGCAACACCAGCAGCGGCTTGCCGCTATGAAACCAGCGCCTAACGGCTCCCAAGGGTAAGGAGAATCCATCATCGCCGCCACCGAACTCATCGCAGACGGAACCACGCTCGCCAATAGCGCGGACTTCACGCTGGTCGGAACGACCGACCGGACCCTGTATTTGCGCTACTCGCCCAGTCCCGGCAGTCCGATCAAATACTACATCCAGCACAAGAACTCGGACGGCACCTACACGACCAAGATTGTGCTGACGCCGGATAATGACCCGCTGACCTTGGATGGGACGGGTGAGTTTCGGGCGCAGCGTCAGGCGTCTGCGGCATCGTCTGCGCTCGATATTGACTGAGCTATGAAGTCGCGCAACGCAAATGCCGGACCCCTAGGCCGTCCTCTGGCGCGGGCCATGACTGGCTTGCTTGGCGCAAGTCAAGGCGTTTGTGCAACGGGAAAGGGTATTCATCCGGCTCCTGTTACTGACTTTTCCGGCACGCCGTTGTCGGGCAGTTCTCCGCTATCGGTGCAGTTCACGGACCTGACCACGAACAGTCCGCAGTTTTGGGCCTGGGACTTTGGCGATGGCGAGACCAGTGCCGCGCAGAATCCGGCGCACACCTACGCGGCGGACGGCACGTACACCGTTTCACTCAATGCTGCTAACGAGAGCGGCTTCGATATCGAGACGAAAGCGGACTATATCGAGGCGACGGCGGGCGCGGTAGCCTGGGATTCTGCTAGTAAATCCGCCACCGCCGTTCTTAGCAATAATGATCTGACGTTCACAACGACCGATCAAGTCACAGGCGACCAGGTAAAAAGCACCACAGCTCATAGCTCCGGGAAATACGCCCTGAAGTTCGTCTGCACCTTTGGTGCGCCTGCCAGTAGTGAAGAATGTGGTGTCGGCGTAGCGCCAGCAACCTATGATCCTGCCACCAATACTCCGTTTATCACGGATGTCGGGTTATATGTCGGAAATGACGGTCTTTATATTCCGTCTTTCTTGGACCTTGGTTTGGAAATAGCATCTGGAGAATACCTAACGTGTGCCGTTAATTTCGACACTGGCAAGGTGTGGTTTGGAAATGCTTCCGGCTATGTTGGCGATCCCGAAGCAGGCACGGGAGAAACAGCGACATTTACCCCAAATACGTCATTAGTAGCCATTGGTTCAGCTTACAGCGATGGCGGCGACCCGGTATCTGCAACCTTCGATCCCGCTTATTCCAGCGGTACGTTTGCCGCTTGGTAAATACAAGGAGTCCCCATGTCTCACGAAATAACAGACGCTCAATTTGATGCCCTGCAATCCCTGCTTTCGGCATTTCCTTGCCCGTGTCCCAGCGATATGAAATGGGGCGCAAAGAATGACCTTGCCACATTCAGCAATAACGACTTAACCATGACCACTACCCAGGGCGATCACTGGGGGAATGCACGGTCGTCCATCGCACACTGTTCCGGCAAGCGCACTTTTCAGCTCAATTTGGCTCCGGCCATTCCGAATGTTGAGGAAATCGTCGTCGGTTTCGGCACTCCGTCTGTCGATATTTCTGAAGGCGGTGGCGGCGTGCATGGCGGCCAGTCCAACGCATTCCAGTCCTGGTGCATCGCCGATGACGGACAGAAAACCCATGGCAACGAGTATGCCGATATTGGTTTAGCCAGCGCGACCATGCTGCGCGGCTTCGTGGACTTCGATGCGGGCAAGGTCTGGTTCGGCAACGAATCGGGAACGGCTGGAGACCCAGAAGCCGGTTCCGGCGAAGCATTCGAGTTCACGCCGAACACGCCGCTGTATGTGGTGGCATCGATCTACGTCAGCAGCCCGCCGGGCAGTGTGAGCGCTACGCTGGCGCCGGGCTACAGCAGCGGCAGTTTCGCGGCATGGTAATTGCTTAACCGAAGCGGGCCGGATGCCCGCGCAAATAACGCAAAGGATTGCGCGCAATGGACAACAACGAAATCGCCACCCGCCACGCGGCTGTGCTGGAACAGATCGGCAAAGCCAATGGCGAAGCCCCCAAACCTATTGACAATGCGCCGCCGCAAGCGGACATTACTGAACAGCCGGACACCCCGGTAGATACCCCCACTCCTCCCGTAGAAACGGCCGAGGAAGAAGAGCTTGAAGAGGAGTTGGCCCCTCTTGACGGTGATGATCCCACCGCACATCGCAAGCAAAGCGCGCGACTGCAAAAGGCGATCAATAAGAAAACGCGGGAAAAGTACGAGGCTATCCGTCGAGCAGACGCTGCCGAATTAAAGTTGCAAATGGCTGAGCAGTACATTCAGTCGTTGCAGCCTCAAGTTCAGCCGCAGAACCCTCAGACGCCGGCCGTGCAGGGCAAGCCAACGCGCGAGTCATGCGGATACGATGAAGAGCTTTACATCGAATCCATGGCGGACTGGAAAGCCGAGCAGAAAGTGCAAGGCATTCGCCAGGAACTGACGCAGCAACAAGCCCAGCGCCAGATGGAAGAGCAAGGCACGCGATTCAATCAGCGCGTGGCCGAGCTGGAAAAGAAGATGCCCGGTGCATGGCAACGTGCGACCACGGCCCCTTTGGTGACGACTCCGATCATGGAGCAGGTCATTTTCCACTCGGACGTTGGCCCCGAAGTCGGGGTTTACCTTGCCGAGCATCTGGACGACGCACAGGCCATTTCGCGGCTGCCGCCGATGCAGCAAGCCGTCGCCATGGGTCGGATTGAAGCTGCGGTAAAAGCCGCTCCCGTCGCCCCGCCTCGCCCGCCGAAAGTCCTCACCGCCGCGCCTGCGCCGTCTGCGCCGCTGCCCTCGGGATCGTCTGCCAGCAAGAAAAGTTTGGAAAGCGAAACCATAGAGGATGCGATTCAGCGTATTCGGCAATACAGCGCCAACCATTAAACCCCAAGGGAAGGAACCCTGGAAATGGCAAACTCTTTTTCGACCAGTAGCATCGTTCTCAAGGAAATGTTGGCTGTGCTGGCACAGAAGCCGACGTTTTTGAACACCATCAACCGACAGTACAACGACGCGTTCTCCGGCAATTCACAGACCGGCGCGGCCGTCGGCGATACCGTCAACGTCCGCATCCCACAGCGCACCGTGATCCGTACCGGCCGCGTGATGAATGTGCAGCCCATCGTTCAGCAGACCATGCCGGTGTCGTTGCAGTTCTATACCGGCGCGGATACCGGCATCAACTCCATCGAACAGACCCTGGATATCGACAACTTCCGCGAACTGGTCATCAAGCCGAAAGCGGCGGACCTGATCGCCAAGATCGAGTCGGACATCCTCGGCGTGTGCGTTCCCAAGATTCCGCAGTACGCGGGCGACTGGGGCAGCTTCAATGACCGCAGCACGGCGCTGCAAGCGGGCTATCTGCTCGACAATAGCCTGGCCCCGGTGGATAACCGCTACATGTTGACCAATCCGAAGGCCGGCGCGGATTTCGTTGATGCCAACTCGCAGATCTTCAACAACCAGTCCAAGATCGCCAACCAGTATGACACTGGACGTATGGGCAAAGGCGTCCTCGGCTTCGACTGGGACAGCACCACGCTGATTCCAGCCCTGACCCGAGGCACCGCGAACACCGCCTACACGCTGAACGGCGTCCCGGCCGCGACCGGAGCTACCGGCTTTGTCGTGCAGACGGGTGCCGGCACGCTGAAGGCGGGCGATATCATCACCGTCGCTGGCGTGAACGCCTGCCATCCGCAGACGAAGACCGATCTGGGCTACCTGATGGAGTTCGTGGTCACGACCGATTACGTCGGCGGCGCGGGCACCGTGTCGATCTCCCCGACCTACGTTCTGACCGGCTCCGAGCAGAACGTGTTTTCGGCTCCGACCTCTACCGCAGCCATCACTGTCGGCGGCGCGTCGGGCATCTACCAGAACTCCATCGCTTACTCCAAGGATGCGTTCTACGCCGTGTTCGCCGACCTGCCGAACCCGAAGGACATGGGCGTCGATTGCTCGGTTATGACCTGGAACGGCATCCGCCTGCGCTACATGCAGGGCTGGGACATCACCAATGACCAGTTGCTGTCGCGCTTCGACTGCCTGTACGGCGGCGGCATCCTGCGCCCGCAGTTGTCCGTCCGCATCCCGAACACCTGATAGGAGAACGACATGAGTCTTGATCGCGAGAGTGACGAGTTTTACCTGGGTCCGAATACCTCGGATGGCCGAGTCATCGGCGCGTCGGCCACGCAGTTGGTCGGGTTTTACGGCGCGGTTCCCGTGGCCCAGCGTGCGGCAGCTATCCAAGGGAACAGCGTGGTTTCGGTTTCGTCCAACATCACCATTGCCGCGAGTCTGACGGCGTGGATTGTGGAAGTGACCGCAACCCTCAACGCGCTGGGCATTTGGAAAGGTGCCGCATGAGTCAAACGGCGGATAGAAAGACGAAAGTTGTCTTCTGTCTGCCGGTCCTGCGGCGTCCTTATCAGGCGTTGCTGGATTCGTTGGAAGCCTCGCTGCCTCTCATTGAGGCAGCGGGTTTCGAGCATGGCATGGTGCAGATCGTTGACAACCCCTATATCAGCGCGGCGCGGGCGAACATGCTGCGCGCGGCTTTGGATGCCAACGCCGATCTGATCGTTTTCCTCGATTACGACATGAGCTGGCGTCCCGAAGATTTGCTCAAGCTGATCCAGACCGAAGGCGATGTTGTCGCCGGCACGTATCGGTCCAAGATTGACGACGAATGCTATATGGGCACGATTGAAACAGACCGAGACAATCGCCCCATCGTTCGGGAAGATGGCGCGATTGCGGCCAAGCTGATCCCGGCCGGCTTCCTGAAAATCACGAAAGAAGCCGTCGATACCTTCATGGTGGCCTATCCTGAGCTTTGTTACGGCCCGCAATACCATTTGGCCGTGGACTTGTTCAATCACGGCGTGCATGAACGGATCTGGTGGGGTGAAGATTACTCGTTCGCCCGCCGTTGGCGCGACAAATGCGGCCCGATCTGGATCGTTCCCGATCTGGACTTGGATCACAACAAGGATGGCCGCGTTTACAAAGGCAATTTCCATCGGTTTTTGTGTCGCCAAGCAGGCGGCAGCGAAGACCCGAACCGACAGGACGTCATTCCCCTACTGAGTGTCGCCTAATGTCCCTAGTATCGACCATCGTCCGCAGCGCCCTGTTGAACCTCAAGGTTATCGACGCGGTAGCGGCGGTTCCCGCGCAGGACATGGCCGACGCCATCGACATCCTCAATCGCATGTGTACGCGCTGGGAAGCGTCTGGATTGGCGATGGGCTGGAGCAATGTATCGGCTCCCGACGACACCATGCCGTCCCCCGATGAGGCCGAGTTGGCGATCATCTACAACCTGTCTACGCTGCTACAAGGTTACGCGCGGCCCAGCGACTTCAATCTGGTACTCGATGGCGCGCAGACCTATCTAGCCGACCTACGCCGGGATCGCCTGACGGAAGTGCCGCTGCGCATGACCAGCGACCTGCCGACCCCCGAACGGGGCGGACATTTCAACGTCATCACGGACGAATACAATTGAAGCGCGTACCTCTCCCCATCATCGACGGGGCGTACAAGGACAACACGCGCTCTTTTTCGGTGCAGGATTGCGTCAACTGGCTGCCAGTCAATGCGGAGCAGGCCGGCACGCGCACGCCCTCCATGCTGGTGGACTGCCCTGGCTTGCTTCCTGTGGCGATTGTCGGCAGCGGCCCGCATCGGTGCGGTATCAATGTCGGCGGCAAGAACCTGATCGTTTCTGGCGATCACCTGTATCTGGTCGGCACAGACTTTTCTATTACCGATTTGGGACAGATTCCCGGTAGCGGCCGTGTCTCGGCCACTGCCAATCAGGCAAATCAGGTCGCGTTCGGAACGGGCAGCGCGGGCTATGTGCTGGACACCAGCACGCTCACCCTGACGCAGATCACCGATAGCGCGTTCCCCGGCGCGATCCTGTTCGATTACATCAACCAGTTGGGCATCAGCCTCGATCCCAGCCGGCAGTATTTCCGCAACTCCGATATCAACGATCTGAGCGCGTATTCCGCGCTGGAAAAGTATCAGGGCGAAGCGTCTCCGGATTTATTGGTAGCAGTCAAGGTCTGTCACTCGGAATTGCTGGCTTTCAGCCAGACGACCACGGAAGTATTCGACAACACCACCGATCCGACCTCGATTGCCGATCACATTCTGTTCGTCAACAAGAAGATCACGATTCAACGCGGCTGCGCGTCGTCTTACTGCGTGGTCAATCTCGACAACTCGGTTTTTTTCGTCGGCGATGATGGTGGTGTTTATCGGCTCGATGGCTATACCCCGCAGCGCATTTCCGACTTTCCGATTGAGCAGGCACTTGCCAAATCCGATCTATCCAAGTGCTTCGCATTTACCTGGGAAGATCGTGGCCACAAGGTCTATTACCTGACCTGTCCCGATGGCCAGACCTTCGGCTATGACGTGGCGAGCCGTCAATGGCACCGTCGCCAATCCTACGGGCTGGAACGCTGGCGCTTGAACACGCTGTACGAGTGGAATGGTGCATGGTACGGCGGCAGTTACAACGATGGCATGCTGTATCGGCTGGACTGGGATTACATGTTCGATGGCACCGCGCCGCATGTTCGCAAGCGGACTACGGGCGCTCTGCATGCCAACCAGAATACGGTGCTGGCCAAGTCGTTGGAGCTGGTGGTCAATACGGGCGGCGTCATTGGGATAAGCCTGAGAGTTCTGGGCGATCTGCCTGATGGCCCGATGCGCGAGGACGTGGACTATTCCTATACGGTGGTCGGAGGCATTCCCCCGTACACCCTCGACATTGAATCCGGCATCTTGCCGACAGGGCTGAGCATGGACAGCGCCGGCCGGGTCACGGGTGAACGCTCGGCGTCGGGAGTATTTACGTGGCGTGTGCGCGTGACCGATAGTGTAGGGAACATCGCTGGCGTCGATGATATGTCGGAAACGACCGTCATCCCGGAAGCCGTCACCCTGCTGTCGTACCTGTTCGACTGGTATACCTTCGATAACACGCTGCAAAGCGCGATCAATCCGACGCACGATTGGCAGAATGGCTATGGCGGCGGGATTGCCTATCAACCGGGAAAGAAGGCGCAAGAGCTGATCGGCGCGAACGAAATGCGCGCCCTGAACGGCCCAAACGCCGTGGGCGTGGATTGGAGCCTCGCGTTCTGGCTGGATATCACCAATACGACGAATTGCAACTATCATCTCGGCCTGGGCGATAGCACCGCGTTTTCAGGAACACCGTATTCCTGCATTGAGTTCGCCTACAGCACCGGGGTCGCCACGGCATTCGCGTTCGCCTATGACTCGTCGGTTCCCGGTTACGTGCAAACGGCCAGCTTTGCGGTCACGGGAGCCTCGGTATTTTTCTGCCTGCGCTGGGTGGAAGCGACCAAGACCCTTACCATGTCAATCAATGGAGTGGACAAGACGCCCTTGATTTTGGGTGCAGCCTTGTCGGCAGGCATGTCGAACATTGTGGTTTTTCTCCAAAACTTCGGGTCCGCGTTCGACGTTTACACCGTCATGCCCGATGAATGGTCCCTCTATAAAGGCCATGCATTCACGCAAGCTGAAATCGACTATCTCTATAACACCTTTAGCGGTAAGTCTTACGCTGAAATGCTGGCGGACGGTACATGAGCGATCACGAACTTCTCATTCGGGTATCGACGGACGGCGGTAACACGTTCGGCAATGCCACGTCGCATGATCTGGGCGAGACTGGCAGCTTCGAGAAACAGATCAAGCGCAACCGCTGCGGCCAGTCCAAGCAGTTCGTTTTTGAAATCAGTGTTTCCAGTCCGGTGAAGTGTGCATTGCTGGGCGCGGTCATGCAGTCGGAGTCCTCAGATTGAAATACGCCGTCATCACCCTCCCACGCAGTCGCTCCACTTGGCTAGCCGAATGGTTGGGGGCCGAGCATGAGGCGCTGTCCCGGATCGGGTCGCTGGACGAGTTGACGGCGGACGGGATTGTGGATACCGGGAGCGCCCTGTTTTTCGATGGCCTCTGGCATCGCTGGCCAGACGCCAGATATTTGTTCGTTTTCCGGGATATGCGGGACATCGCTCGCTCGTGCGAACGGGTGGGCCTGCCGACCGTGGGCCTCGAATCCCTGCGGACCCGGCAGGAAACCGCCTACGCGAGCGTGGCCGGCGCTCCCAATGTCCGGGTGGTGCACTTCCATCAGCTAGACGACATGGACACGCTGGCGGGCGTATGGAGCTTCCTGAAGGGCACTAAGTTTGACGAACGCCTGACACGGGAACTGATGGGGCGTAACATTCAGTGCGACCCGACCTATGTACTCGCCGGCATGGACGCTGAGCGAACGCAAAATCTGGCAAAGGAGTGCGCGCGATGAGTTGGTGGGGTGAAATAGCACAACTGGCCGTGGATTATTACGGCAATCAGCAGAATCAGCATGGAGCGGACGCGGCCCAGCACGGCGCCCAAGCCGGCCTCGACTGGACGAAACAGGTCTATCAGGACGCGCAGGGCAACTTCGCGCCCTATCTGGCCGCAGGAACGACCGGGCTAAACGGCCTGTCTGCGCTTGCGGGTGGCGATTATTCGGGTTTCGCCAACAGCCCCGACTACCTCTATGCACGCGAACAAGCGCAGTACGGCAACGATCACAGTGCCGCTGCACGCGGTCAGCTTTACGACCCCGGCACGCAGCTCGAACTCGCGCACCAGATGAACGGCATTGCCTCGCAGAACCTGGGAAACTATCGGAACTCGCTACAATACCTGTCTACGCTCGGCGCTGGCGCGGCAACCAATCTCGGCAGCATTGGCAACGGACTGGCGGGCAACGTCATGCAGGGCTATGGCAATATCGCCAACGCGCAGCAGCAGGGCTATGACTCCAATGGGCAGCTAGCGGCCTCGCTGGGCAACCTGTTCGGTCGGTACTACGGGCAGAACAACCAGCAGTTGACTGACAGCAGCTACGGCAGTAATTCCGCTGGCAATACCGGAGGCGGCGGCAATACCTACGGCTTCGGCTATGGCGGCGGCAACTACTCCGACTACAACAGCGATCCTTGGAGCGGCTAATGGCTAACAACCTGCTCCAACTTTCCCAGTTCGTGCAGCAAGGCTTCGATCAAGGCGAGGCCAAGGGCAAAGCCAACAACCTCGCCACGCTGACGGCCCGCGCGGCTGCCGGTCAAATGCCGGACTACCAGCAGATAGCGTCCAACGGTGGCGACCCGATGGCGTTCAAGAAACAGGCCATTGACTCGCTCGGACAGGCCGCACAGTGGTTCGCACAACTTCCGCCCGACCAGCAGGCGCAGCAGTACCCGTCCTTGGCGCAGCATGCGCAGCAGTTGGGCTTCCCCGTGCCGGCGCAGTTCGACCCGGCGTTCGTCCCGAAGATTGCGCAGCTTGCCAGCATGATTAGCGGGCAGGCCGACCCCAATAAGCCGATGAACGTCTCACCGGGCGGCGAGATTGTTGATCCGAGTACGGGCCGCGTCATTCACTCGAACCAGAACTTCGCTCCGCAGCGTCCGACATGGGACAGCCAGCGCGGCGGATGGGTTATGCCTCCGGATAGCGGACAGCCCGCGCCACAAGCCCAGCCGTCCAATGTGCAATTCGACTTTGCTCCGGGAACGCCACAGGCGGTCATCGACGCCACTAAGGCTTATGCAGCTGCTGACCAAGGGCAGTCAGCGCCACAAGGTCCGGGATTCATTCCGGTAGTGCCGCCTCGCGGCCCTGCGCCAGCCGCTCCCGCCGAGTTTGAGAAAAAGGCCGCTTATTTGCGCGCCCACGGCGTTCCCGAAGAATCCATTACCCAAATGATTCTCGGTGGCAGTGGATCAATCACGGGCGGCGCGACGGATGGCGATCCTTTTGGCGGCCTTTCGCCTGCCGATGCTGCCGTTGTCAAAGGCTTGGCGAACTATGACATTTTGCCTCAGTCACTTGGCCGCGCTAACAATCGCGCTGACCTGATTGGCCGCGCCAAACTCATCAATCCCGATTACAGCGAATCGACCGCGCAGGCCGCCTATACCTATAAGAAAAACTCGGCCGGTTCCTCACCAACGTCTGTGGGCGCTCAGAAAAACGCCGTTAACACGGCTCTGCATCATTTGGGCACGCTTATGCAGGTGAACGCCAAACTGGGCGATCCGACCGGCTTTCAATTCGGCAATCGGGTCGTTAACTCGGTGCGCGGACAAACCAGCCCTGAACTTACGAAATGGAATCAGGCCAAGACGTTCGTTTCCCTGGAAATGGCAAAGCTCGTCGCGGGCGGCGTGGCTACACAGGAAGAGGTTCGCAACATCATGGAGCCTTTAAGTGCTGACGGAACGCAAGCGCAGCGCAATGCGGCGATTGCCCAAGCAACCCAGTTCCTTTACGGGCGAATTTCCGCGCTTGAGAAAAACCGCGCCGACTTGCTGGGAGCTGCTACGCCTAAAACGTCCCTCATGGGCACGGAGGCTGAAAAGATTCTAGCTGCCGGCTACAAGATGGGCGGAAATGCCCTGCCCGATTTGTTGCCGCCATCGCCCGATGCTGGCGAAGCTATGCGCGCCCAACAGGGCGGCAAAAAGGAATTGACCTACAACCCGCAAACGGGCCAGCTCGAATGACCATCGACGTTAAATTGCCAGATGGCACCGTCGCTCATTTCCCGGACGGCACGCCTAATGACGTGATGGCGGGGGCGATCAAAGCGCATTTAGCGAAGAGTGCGCCAACCCCTGCCGCCAACAATTCACAGTTCGCGCGCATGGTCAGCGGTGCACCGGCACAGGAAGCTAGCCCCGTCGCCGACTTCAAGGACAAGCTACGCGCCATGCCGGGCGGTTCCGTTGCCGGTTCGTATGCCGATTGGCTGGACGCTGGCCAGCATCACCTGATGAACCTGCCGCACGGCTTGGCCCAGTTGATCGAGCATGGCCTGAATTATGTATCGGGCGGCGCGATGCAGGATACGGTGAATCAGGACGATGCGGCACTACGTCAGCGCGAAGCCGACTACCAAGCCCGCACGCCGGATGGTATCGCCTCCTATGCCGGCGCGGCCGGTGGCGAAGTCGCGCCGTGGATGTCCGGCATCGGCGAATTGCGGGCGTTGGGCCTATTGCCCAAGTTTGCGGCAGCGACCACGCTGGGCGGGAAAGCAGCGAACGTCGCCGGGAAAGCCGGCCTGCTGGCCGCAGAAGGTGGCGCGATGGGCGCGACCGCTCCGGTGACGGGACAAGGCTCCTACGCCGATCAGAAAGCCGCCCAAGTCGCTACAGGCGTTGTGGCCGCCCCGCTGACTGCTATCGGCGTCAAGACGGTGGGAGGTGGTGCGAAGTTGCTGGGCGCAGGGTTGCGCTATCTGAGTCCCGCTGGCCGCGAAGCCATCGCCAATTCCCGACTAGCGCAAATGCTGGGGACTGATCCGGCGACGGAAGCGGCCTTGCGCGCGCCGAGCAATGTCCCCGGTTTTCAGCCGACTCCGGCGCAAGCCTTGGCCGACCCGCGCGTTGTCCAGGCTGAGCGCGTGTTGCGAAACAACGGACAGACGGCCCCGGCCTTTGCAGCCCAAGAGTCGGCCAACAATGCCGCGCTGCGGGCGCATATCGCTGGCGTTGCGCAGGACGACCCGGCGCTTCAGGCGGCCATCGCCAACCGTCGCGCCATGACGCAACCATTTATTCAGGCCAACCTAGGCACGTCCACGCCGCAAGCTCGGTTCGGCAATGCCGTTAAGTCACTGACCGATTCACTGGCTAAGCGTCCGCAGATGCTGCGCACCGATTATGACGCCATGGAAAAGGCGCGCATTATCGCAGGCCGTGTTTTGCGTGGTGGTGACGAAGCGCAGGCCGTTAAAGACCTGCAAGCATTGAAGGTTCAAGGCGGCTATGCGCAGAAAGCGATTAACTCGGCCATTGACCATATCGACAAAGGGCTGGTGAATCCGACGCCGGTCATTCGTTCGCTGCAAAACTTGGCGACCAGTTCCCTCGGTACCGATCCGGCGGTTGACGGCGGAATCAATCACATCATCAGCCAGATTGCCAAACACCAGAACGAACGCGGATTGATCGGCGCGGACATGCTCGACGGCATCCGTCAGAACGTGCGAGAAATTCTCAAAAAGTACGCATCCAATGGTGCGGTGAGTACCAAACAGGAGGCCGCCTTTGTACCCGTCAAGTCCCAAATTATTCGTACGCTCGAACGATCAGTTCCGGGCTATCGCAATTATCTGGCCACGTATGCACGTCATTCGCAGCCTATCAACGACATGGAAGCAGGCCGCGCCCTTCTTGCTGCAATTGACAGTGGCGGGCGGGACGCTGGCGGCAATCAAGCTGTTAGCCTGAATCAGGTAAAGGCATTGCTCAGCAAAGACAACCGGGCGAATTTCCCGATGTCTGCCGGCGCGCGTCAGCAGATTGAGAATGTGCTGGAAGCCTTGCAGCGCCGCACGATCAGTCATAACACCATTGCAGCGACCGGACCCGGAAGCGCGGCTGATTTGCAGCGCGCAGTTCAAGCGTCACCATTGCTTATGCGCTTACTAGGTCATGGTGCCGCAGGCGTCGGTGGCATCTTTGGCGGTCTGCCGGGATTGCTCGCAGGCGCTGGCGCAGTTGAAGGCGCAAACGCTTTGAACAACGCCGTCACGCGCCGCGTCGGCGTGAAAGCCGCCAATTCACAACTGGCCGCCGATGCGATTGCCGCCGAACGGCTACGCTTGGCGAAACCACGAAACGGACTGGCAAGGTTGGCGCTACCCTACGATCAAAAATAATTCTTCAAGGACGAAGAAATGTCATCTTTCCTGTTTGGGGATTCCCGCCCGCAATTCCGTCTAGCTTCTGGCGCGCTCTGCGCCAACGGCTCGCTGACGTTCACGCTGACCAATTCCAGCACGGCGTCGGACGTTTACGCCGATGCGGACCTGGGGACGAACCTCGGCAACGTCATAACCCTTGGGTCCGATGCCCGCTCGCCCACGCCCTTGTGGGGCGATAGCACGATCCAGTACCGCGTTGAGCTAAAGGATTCGCTGGGCGCCACGGTCGCAGGGTATCCGGTCGATGATGTCGCTGGCTCCGACTTCGGCGCGGTAACGCTTCCCGACCCGACCTCTGGCGATGCCGGCGATGTCGTCAGCACAACCGGCAGCGTGTACGAACTGCGGGCGACTCGGGAAGTCCCGGACGGCACTGGGCATGACAACGGCTACCTGACCACTATCGCCAATGTCACCCAATGGGCCACTTTCCCCGACATTCCCGATCCAACCATTCCCGATGGCGGCGTGACGCTTAACCCCGGCATTACCGTACTGCGCATCGGAACCATGGTCATGCAGTGGGGTACGTGCACGCTCCCTGCGTCCGGGGCCATTTCCGCGTCCATTTCGCCCGTATTCGCCAGTTCCGGCGGCATTGCCATGGATACGTGCGCGCATGTCTCGGTCACGCCGAAAAACGTGCTGGGCGTGGAATTTAGCGTTCCGCTGACCGTTACGTCTATGTCAGGCACCGGATTTACAGTGGTCGGGTCCACCAACAACACCAATGGCGCGGTATTCACGGGAACCGTGAATTGCAGTTATTTCGCCATCGGCACACTGGCTTTGTAAGGAGTAGCACATGCCCGGCAACAAAGACATTCGCATCGGTCCGCTGGCGCTGACTACCACGCTGACGACCAACATCCTCAATCCGCCGACCGCGACGGGTGGCGTCAATGGCGGCTCATCGGCGCAGTTCATAGAGATTGAGCAAATCCACGTTGCCAATAAAACGGCATCGGCCGCGCGGTTTTCGCTTTGGATCGGCGCAACCGGCGCGAATGCCGCAGGCACAGAATTAATCTGGCAGCAGCAAGTCGCGGCGCAATCGTCGTTCGACTTCTACTGCTGCATTCGTCTGGATTCCGGCGACTTCCTGGTGGGCGGCTCGGATACGGCCACGGCACTGACAATCACGATGTCTGGCACGCAGGGTGTGGCCGGCTAGTGAGCAATCAATTCTTCCCGAAAGCCGCGTCTGAGGTAGTAGACGCTAACCGACGCGCGACGATTCCGTGGCGCAATTGGTTTGCCTCGGTCAACGCGGCGCTGGCGGCGGGAACAATTACGGACGACGAATTAACGGCCGCAGTTGCCAAAATTCTGATATCGCTCGGAACAACCGATGGCACGGCCGACACGATTGTTGATGTGGCGAATATGCAGATCAACAACATCCTGCCGATCCAAGTCACCGGAAGCGTGCGCGACGGGTTCTTGATTAAGTTGCAGGACGGGGCAATCCCGACCGTGCCTGCCATCGGCCAGCACATGCTACGGCGTGCGGGACCGCGCGGCCGACCGGGGAGACTGGTCAAGGGCGACAAGGGAGAGCCTGGAACGTCGGGAGTGACGGTTATCATGAAGGCGCGGCCCTTGCTTCGTCGCGCACGGCCTATGGCCGCATCGGCCGGCGGCATCACCGAAGCCATGGTCATGGCCCACGTCGCGGGGTCCGTATGATCCAGCTAAACGGCGCAAACAACATCCTGCAATGCGTGATGTCCGGCGCAGCAGCGACCACGAATCCTGACTTCTGGGCCTCATGGGCGCAGTGTGGCAGTGCATCGCTGGTCACATATGACGGCATCGGCGGCACGCTCAACGGCAACACGGACGTCAGCCTGATTGCCGGCATTGCCTCGATGCAACTGATCGTCAAGTCAATCAGCGTCTACAACCGCGATACCGCCGCTGTCTCGCTCACCTTCAAGATGGACGTGAGCGGCACCGACCGCTATCTGTTCGCTTGCGTTCTTCAGCCTGGCGAGTCTGTCACCTACAACGAAGCCGGCTGGGCGGTCACGAATACGTCCGGCTATTTCCTGTCCGCCATCGGTGCGGCGGGTTCAACCACGCAGGTTCAGTACAACAAGAATGGCAGCATGACCGGCAATGCCGGCCTGACGTTTGACGACACGACGCAACGGTTTTCCCAAGTCGGCAGCAACCCTACATGGGATATGGCCGCCGGCACACTGCCGTCCGCCCCTTCCTCCGGAAACCTGCGCTATTCGGTGAAGTCGCTTGCCGGCCGTCCGATGCCATTCATTACCGGGTCAAGCGGTGCTGCACGGGCATTAGAGTATTACGAAGCCACAGGAACCAAATCGGGATGGACGAATGGCCCAGGCACCGCAGGAACGTACTTCGGTGTCTCTACGGGCACAAATTCGGGCACCGCTGCCGCGCTAGCGCCCACCGTCACCAACCGATACACCATGATGGCGCGTTCGACCTTCGCCAGCGTAGTGACGACGACAAACCAATCTGTCGGCGTCCATAGCACGAATTCCCAATATTTCCGAGGCAACGCCGCAGGCATCGGCGGGTTTTTATTCATCTGCCGATTTGGATTTACATCCATCAAAACGGGCATGCGGTGTTTCGTCGGGCTTGGACCGAATGCAGGTACTTTTTTATCTACCGATCCATCTGGAAATACAAATATTTTGGGGTTCGGTTTTGATCTGGCAGATACGGCATGGACGTTCATGCACAACGACGCGATCGGCACGGCAACCAAAGACGCCATTGCTGGCCAGGCAACTCTTGCAACAAATAACACGGGCTTTGATGCTTATATTTTCTGCTATCCGAATGATTCCGTCGTTTATTACCGGCTCGATGATTTGGTACAAGGAACCACGCTCTGCGATACTTCCATAAATTCCGAATTGCCAGTCAATACCACGGGGATGAGTCCCTATTGTGCGATGTCGAATGGAACCGCAAACACGACGGCGGGTGATGCGATCATCGGCGTCAACACCATGACGATCTATACGGAGCGCTGATATGCCGAATTTAGATCAGAACCTAGAGGCCAATCTCAGCCAGCTCCGGCAATACAACCAGCTCGCCAGCCCGACTCAGGCGCAGACAAACATGATAGTAAAACTGCTCGTCCAGTGCGTGGCGATGCTTATTTTCGCTCGAATTAACCATCCGGACGACACGCCATGACTGAGCAGGAAAACATCCGCTATCGGTTGGCAGAAGTCGAGCGGCGGCTGGATGACTTGCGGGACGATATGGACGAAAAGCACGCGGCCGTCATGGCGGGGCTAACGAAAGTCAATGCGGCCAACGCGGAACTTCTAGCGCTGTTCAATGGCGGAAAAGCAGCTCTCGGGTTTATTCGGGGCGCAGGCAAGATAACGATTGCCTTTTCGGTATTCGTGGCCGCACTGGGCGCGATCTGGCTGGCCTTCAAGGCATTTCTTGCCGTCCTCTTCGTGGTGCCGAAATGAGCGAGCCGCGCACGTTTTCCGACAATGGGCTGAGCCTGCTGACGGATTGGGAGGGCGGCCGGAAATTGGTCGCGTATCTCGATTCGGGCGGCGTCTGGACGATTGGTGTCGGTCATGCCGGAGGGGTGCGCAAGGGCGATCACATCACCGCCGCACAGTGCGATGCGCTGCTCCGGGAAGACGTGAAGCAAGCGGAGCGCGCGGTGCAAAAGGTCAAAGTGCCACTGACGCAAAATCAGTTCGACGCGCTGGTTATTTTCACCTTCAACGTCGGCGTGGCGGCGTTTCTGGACTCGACTTTGCTTCGTCTGCTCAACGGCAAAGCCTACGACATGGTGCCCGGCCAGATGAAGCGGTGGAACAAGGACAACGGAAAAATAGTGCAAGGACTGACGAATCGCCGGCAGAAAGAAATAAACCTCTGGAACACGCCATGAGCCTACCCAGCCGCTTCGATGAAAAAGTGAATGCGCTACTGGCTGGCTTCGTGGTGGCGGTAGTCCCGTATGCCTTCACGGTCCTGTTGTTCAAGGACGTTCCCGCAACGGCGCGCGATATCGTGATGATGCTGGTCGGTGTGATGGCGGCTAACGCCACGCAGGCGGTGCAGAATCGCTTCGGAAGCAACCCGTCGCAGCAGCGCAAGGATGAAACTATCGCCACGCAGGCAAGCACGCTGGCGGCGGCTCAAGCGGCGTTACCTGCCGTCGCAGGGGCAGTTCAGCCGGCTGACGTTAAGCTCGATCCGGGACAGACCGCCACCGTGACGGCTGCTGACCCGAACAAGGACAATTCGCCATGACGCTGACCGTATCTATCTTGCTGCTGTTGATCCCGTTTATCTGCTTTCTCGTCCTCGCGCTGATTAACGGCGAGTTTCGCGGCTCAAACTTCTGGTTTCAGTTGATCGTCTGCGCCGCCATCCTCCTAACCTTTGGAATGATCCGATGAAAACCGCCTGTGTATTTTTGCTAATCGTGGCGCTCGCCGGCTGCGCGACTACGCCCCACGCCCCGCTCACGGTCCACCAGCGCATTGAAGCGGCCTGCATAGGCGGCGGAACGGCCTACGGGGTCATTACCGCCGTCAACAATCTGCATCCTCTGAGCGCGTCCCAGCAGGCCCAGGCTTCAAGCGCCAAAGCCAAGCTCGACAAAAAATGCAAGCTGGCCCCGGGTCAGGATTACCCGTACAGCCTCAGTGATGCGCTACTGACTGAACTGGAAGGCGCTGCCGGTATGCTGAACACGATCAAAAGCGAGGTGCAACCGTGAGCAACATCACCGCAGGCGATTTGAAGTCGAAACTGGAACAGGCGCTGTCCTTGGCCGCGATGCTCGATCCGCGCGTTGCGCTGGCGGAGGCGGGCTTTGAAGCCCTCAAAGGGCTATTCAGCAAGACCGGCGAAGTCAGCGCCATGATGGATCAGGTTTACGCTGAAACCGCTGAAACCGCACCGGACGTGGCCCAAGCCGTGAGTGCGTTTTACTCGCAGCAAGGCGATGCCATGGAGCAGTCGTTCAAGGATCATCCGGGGAAGTGAGGGTTTGCCGGGGCTGTCCTTGCGAGACACCCCGGCTTGCGCCGTATGCCCGTCGGGAGACGCACTGATTCCTGCCAGAATCGGGCGAATGCTGAACCAGACGGTACAGTAAGTCAAGGGTGAAACTGAACAGGGAGTCCCGCAAACCAGCCCTTCCAGCTATTTCTAGTTCGTTTTTCTGATTTTGCCACAAGCGTCCTAAGACAAATGCTGGCCCGACAATTAGGTCCGTTGAACACAACATCATCAGGATCAAACCAGTCCAAATGATCGCGGATCAACTGGTTCAGATTTTTACCTGACAAAACCTTTCCTTTGGCCGTGTTGTGAAAGGCCCATGTTTTTGCGAATTGGTTATCCGTTTTAGCTCCGACCGGGGTTTCTATTCGCTGCGGTCGCCCAAGCATTGTCTTGCCGGCAGCCTTACCTCTTTTCGCACGAATCTCTGGAGTGATCGCCGCCAATAAAAGTTCATGGCTAACATGTTTGGGCATATAGCCATTGGCTACCGCACGGCGAAGCCCTTTAGAGATTGCGTCCCTATGCGCTTGCGATAGTGGCCTGCCTCTTGGCGTTCCCATATCACCGCCCCGCCTCGGCGTCGTTGGAAAGGGCGGAGTCGATGGATTCGCGCAGCAACAAGTAGCCGCAATGACAGTCGCCGTCCAATCCGTTTGGATAGCCTCTGCATAACGGAGCGTGTTTGATTCTTGCGCCGGCCTTTCGCAGCAACGCCCGCAACCCCTCGCACTCCCGCTCGGCGGCTTCCAAAGCGCAGACATAGCACCTGCCGCGTTCGTTTTTGTCGCGATGATCGGGACACGGAACCCAACGATCAATAGCCACGTTTTTTAATTCGATGATCCTGGATAACTTCTCGCACTCCCGCTGACAGGCGGCGAGCTGTTCTGTCAATTCAGATACAACTTCCTTTGCATCGTCCGGCCAACTTTCTCGGTTAATTTCATTTATCGAAAATAACTGGCCGCCTTTGTCAATATATTTCTGCCGCAAGGCCATCATCTTCGCCAATTTGTCGTGCAGGGTAATGGCTTTGGGCGCAGGCGTAGTGTCGCCAAACTCTCCGGTAATCATGGCTTAGCCTCCAGCGCAGCGGTCAGGGCGGCGTGCCGGTCTTGTTTCGCAAGCCAGTTAGCAACGATTTCCCTTTCGACCTGTAGCGGGCAGGAGTTAATGCAGAATTGCATTGCGTTCTTAACTTCCTCCGTCATCTCGACGGTCTTAGCGGGGTGGGCGTAGGCGTATTCGATGGTGCAGCCTTCTTTTTCAACCAAAAAGTTAATCACTTCCTTGGTGTTTCTGATAAAACCAAGCCAGCCGCTTTTTAAGCCGTCCGGGTGCGTAGATTGGTATGCTACCGGCTCACCACGCTTGCTCAGCGCATGTACAGCGGCCTGAATCGCCTTGAATCCGTCCGACGTTTCCGTGTAGTAATCACGGTCACGTATTTTTAGCAGCGTGGAAATGTGCTCAGCAGCCTCCCCTTGCCCACCTGCGGCGCGACAGGCTTCCGCCTCCCCGCCCTCCGCCTTGCCCTTCTTGTACATGGCGAGCATTTGGTCGCGGGTGTAGGCAGGCAGCAGCACGTCTTTGCCGTCAGCAGTCCAATTCAGCGAACCTTTTGGTTCCGGCAGCACCGGCTCGGGAGTGTTCATGGCTTGTTCCAAGGTTTGAATGCGCGGAGCGTTTCCACGGCAGGCCATTGGCCGGTGAAGGTAATGGCGCGGTCGTCAATGCTGACCATCGCAGGCGGTTTCTCAGTCGGGAAACCGATCTTGAGAATTTCGACGCCTTGGCCGCCTGCCTCGCGCCACTGCCGGCGATGCTCGATGAACCACGCCATCATTGCGGCCTGTCCGCCATCTTGGTGACTGCGCGACGAGAACACCTGAATATCGAATACCTTGCAGGCTTCCTCAAGGAACTCAAACAATCCAGCAACGGGCGGATCGGGGATAACGTCTGCGCCCTGCCAGCGGCTTGTGTACGAATGGCAGACGCCATCGAAGTCCAAACAAAGAATCGGTTTGTAATCTGCGTTCATAGTTATGCGAATCCTTTTTTGGTAATCGGCGCTTGGCCGCCGCGTGCTAATTCAACCGCTTTCGCCAGATCGGACTTCCCCACCTCTGTCTGCGATGGGGCGACGGCAATAGCCTGTTCCACGATTTTCTCGAAGGCTCGGCAGTACATGACGACCGTTCCAATTTTATAAAGGCCCTCATGTATGGCTTTGGCAACCGCAATAGGGTCGATCCGCTGGGCTGCCGATGCGGGTTTAGCTTTGGCAAGTTCACGAATTGCGAGCACTGCGGAATCAACGCCGCGTTGCGTAGCGCATATCCAGTCACGCGATCCGGTGGCTTCGTTGAGTGCGCCAATAACCGCCTGCCATGCAAACGCCTGCTCATTCTGCGAGCCATGGTCTATTTCCGGCTTGTCGCAGTTGGCGACCTTTTCGCGCGTGACGTGTCGTTTCAGTCCGCATTGCCGGCAGCGTTCCCAGCACCCGATAAGTTCGTCCGAATAAGTGATCGGCTCCGGCTCGCCAAACGGTTCCCACTGGTGCTTCGGGATCGCGCTGCAATCCACCATCACTCCCTCCGCTGGCTGCGCGGTGAGTAGCTTTTCCAGTTCGTCGGCGCATATGCGATAGCTGCCAGTGTCGCGTCCGATGGCGTGGACTCTTTCGCGCCATTCCTTCGCCAGTTCAAGCAATGCGGGGGTGGTCATGGGGTGCGCTCCGAGTTGACTGGCGACAGGTATTCGATCTTCTCAACGCCAGCGCGTTTGCATCTGGCTAGACATTCATCGCAGGCGTAGTGATGGGTAATCCGCAGGGTTGCGCCCATTGATCCAGACAAACCAGCCATGCGCAGGACTTGAGCCTCGGCATGGTCAACTTGCTGACAGATGCTTTTGCATTTCGCGTAGCCTTCGCCTAGTTCGCGCGGGCAAACCGGCTGCGGATTGAGACAGACATTCTCAGCGACAAACACTTCGCCGCTCGGGCTGGTCAGCACGGCTTGAACGCGGCGTTTGGCGCAGGGGCCGAATAGGTCAGTCATGCGATGGCGCTCCTGGCAATGGATAGCAGTAGGTCGCGGAATGGGATCGGCGTTCCGATGCGCGGCGCACTGTCTGTGCCACCTCCACGCCCCCCCACTTCACCTAATCGTTGCGCCCGCTTCAAACCCATGCGGGCGACAATGGCCGGGTCCAAATTGACCGGGCTTTTGCCCCAGTCCAGTTCCGGCCGCTTTGTCTTGTTGACGTAAACCCATGTCGGCTTGCGGGCGTAGTGACCATAGCGGCCCTGCTCGACGCAGCAGGCGAAGCCGCCGCAATCGTCAGCCACTATCCAGCCACCCATGCGCGACGGTCGCGCCAATCCGAAAGCCGCGTAAGCGTGCGATCCTTCTGGGTGTTCCAAGACGCCACCAAACTCACGAACCGATGCCAGTGCCGATGCAAAGCAGCCGTTGTCATCGCCCTTGATCTTCCGCTCGCCAGTCCGCTTGATATGCAACGGCTGACCCGCCCAAAACTTACCCCAACGCTGGCAAGGTGGATGCGCGACAACCGGATACGGGCCGGCATACTTCCTGGCATCGCGTGGTTCGTCCCACGGATCGACATCCGGCAGACCGAAGTAACAGCCGCCTGTCTGCACGAATAGCGCGGCAACTTTCACCCCGCCACCCCACTGTTGCGCATAGGGGTCATGGCCGGTTCCTCGCCAACTTCAGCACGTTTCCAGTGCGCGCCACTCGCGGTCGGCGCAGCATGCTTTGAAGCGCCCGGCCTTTCCTGCATCGTTCCGCCCACGTAGCCGGGTCTTCCGCCATCAGATACGCCGACCGCTGCACGTACAGGGCTAGGCGGTCTTTGTTGCTCAGATACTGGGCAATAAAGGCACGCTTGCCGAAAAAGAATTGCAGGAAGGTCATGGCGTTTTGCCCCGTTTGAGGTAGCGGATATGCGACCGCTGCGCGTTAGCCGTGTCGCAATGGGCGAAGCGGGACCAGGGAGATGCAACCTTGGCGCGCAAACGTGCGGCGCGACGTTCGGCTTCGGTCATGTTTTTGGGCTTGGTCATACTGTCTCCGGGTAGCGTTCGTTGCTCAAAAACCATCTTGGGTCCGGCGAAGGAATGAAAATCCCGAACTCGGCGGCTCGCTGTTCGACCATCGCGTAGAACTCCGAGAATCGCTGTGCGGTCAGAACATCGCGCTTGCCGTTTTCGTCATGTGTCGTCGTCCGCAAGGGCTGGCGCTGTTCAAAGTCCAAGACCTGCTGAACCTTTGCGCCGAATGCCGCAATGCAAAAATCACGGTGCAAGTCGTCTTTGTCGCAGCCGGTCGCCTGTCGGATCACTTCATAGGCATGGCCGAACAGCGCCCGATTCTGTTGATTGCTCCGCTCGCGCTTCCACGTCTCGACCGTTACCGTCAACGGCTTGCCGGGATGGCAAGACATCAGGAACCGCGTCAACTGCGCGACGGCGGCTCCGCGATCTTCGGCGGGGATGGCGATGTCGGTCACGCGGCGACCTTCCATCCTTCACGCTCAACCGCTGCCGCCAACTTCAGGGTAGCGACATGCTCGGGCTGCGTGGTCTGTAGCAGCGCCAGTGCCTCGGTGACGGCTTCCTGTAGCGAAGCGTTGGCGATGGCCCGGTCCTTGGCCGCTTTAGCCTCTGCGGCCTTCCGCTTGGCTAGGGCGGCGCGCTCGATTTCCAAGTCGCGGCGTTCCTGGGCGAGAGCAGCTTCCTTTTCAGCGCGCAGGCGATCTTCTTCCGCCTGAACCCGGAGGCGTTCCTCGCGTTCGGCTTTCTCGGCGGCTTCCCGCTCGGCACGTTCGGCAGCCGCTTTCGCCAGTCGTTCGCGTTCGGCGGCGCGGTTTTCTTCTTCGGCCCGCTGCGCGGCTTCTTCACGCTCCCGGCGTTGACGGGCTTCCTCGGCGGCGCGCATGGCTTCGGTTTCAGCACGCAGGCGGGCAAGCTCTTCGCGTTCGGCCTGAATGCGGACTTCCTCGGCATCTTGGGCAATACGGCGATCCTTTGCAGCCCGCAGACTGGCGATCACTACACGCTTTTCGTAGACGCAGGCAGCTTGCAAATCGTCAGGAAAGGTCAGCGGGTCTACCGCTTCAGCCTCGGCAATGATGCCGTCGATATCGGAAACCGTGGCGTTGACCGCGCGCAGGGGTAGTGACTTCATGGCCTCGAATCGGGCATTGATCGCGGCGACTCGCTGGCGCTCGGCTTCTTCCTTGGCCTTCTTTTCGATTTCCTTCTGGCGGTCCACCTCATCCTGCAAGGTAGCTAGGCGCTTTTCTTCCGGCTCGATCAGGCCGATCAGTTCGCTTTCCTTGGCAATAACCGCCTTGCTGAACTTGGTCGAATCTTCACGGGCCAGCTTGCCACGCTTCTCGATTTCGATACGCATGGATTTCAGGGTCATGCGTGCGGCATGGCATTCCTGATAGCCGGCAGCGTTCGTGATAGCGACGATACGATGCGACTGCGTAGCCAATTCGGCCAACTTGTCGCGGGTTTCGGTGAAGGCCAGCGCCTGCTCGGCGCGGTCAAGAATGGTTAGCTCGGTCATTTCGGCGCTCCCTGGAGAATTTCGCGGTCTGTCTTGGCGGCGGCTTCCGCTTCGTTACGATTGACTGCGGCCACGGACGCAGCGGCCGATAGCTTGCTCAGGGCTTCGCGTTGCGCCGTGCTGAAACAGCCGCCTTTCGTAGTCGCCAGCCAAAGCGCCATGCGGTCTTTTTCGTCAATCGACATCCATTCGTCGTGCGCGGCTTTGCCATCATCGGCGTTCAATCGCTCTTGAATGAACTTCACGGATTCAGAATGCCGGCCATGCGCTTCGTCGTGCTGGGCCTTGCGGCGAGCGGCTAATTCTTCCGGCGTCGGCTCGTGTTCCGGCTCGATCAACCCTTCCGGCAAATCTTCCAAATCCTGGGAGAAGCAATCGCTGGCAGCAAGCGCGGTCAGCGTCATGTCTATCTGCGCCCGCTTCTTCGCCATCTTTAGGATGGTATTCGCCACGTCCGCCGGCTCGGTGCGAACCTGCATTTTTTCCGATCCCTTGCCCTTGTATTCGCTGTATTTCATGCGGCGGCGGCTTTCGGGTGTGGCCTCAAATTCCTTCTTCACGTAGGTTTGACGCCACTTGTACTTTTCTTCGTCGGATGAGCATTCGCCAACTCCCTCGCCGATCACGACGCCGCTCGACTGGTGCGTGCCGATGGCGCGAACGCGATAGCGGATACAGTCCGGCGTGGACAAGTCCTCGGCCTGCACACTGACGGCAATGCGAAAGGTAGTCAGCAGGACTTCGCTGCCAGCCTTCCAAAGCGACGGCAGCTTGCAGCCAGGAATGATTCCGTAGTGAACGTCCGGCTTCATCACCGACCGCATGACTTCCTGAATAAGCTGGACATGTTCCTTGACGGCGGCGGCAGTCAGTGACCGGCCTTCGCCACGGGATTCAACTTGTACTAAAGCGTTCATATTTCCTCATCGCCGGCTAACCGGCAGGGTGGTTAGGTTTCGTCTTTCGGAGTGATAGGCACGATGCGGACCATCTGCGCGGCGTAGCGCAGTTCCAGAGTTCGGTCGCGGCGGGTTAGCGGGTGCGGGTCGTGCCAGTAGCACTTGCCCAGTTGGTCAGTCGCGCACAGGTTGCAATCGAGCGTGGTAATTGCCTGACTGAGCCGGCGAATTTCGGCAACATCGGAAACGATGGATGTGTTCATTTCAGCGCTCCCGATCACAGGCGTATTCGGCGCGATCCGCCAATTCGCCAAAAATGTCCGGCTCGCGTTTTGCAAGCCAATGGTCTTGCGTATCGCGATACCAGTTCGGGCATTTCGCGTTGAGCGCGTCGTATAGCGCCTCGGGAATCTCGGCGATCATCGCCTCAAATTCCTCGACGGCCTGTTCGGTGACTTGTTCGGGACTCATGGAAATATCTCCACGTTGAAAACAAGACCAACCAGCGCCGCGCCGATCACCAGCGCGATGCACACGTTTTCCAGACTCATGCGCTTAGTCATGGCATTCCGCTCTATCCATGGCCCACAGGAAGGCGAGCATCAGGGCGGCTCCGACGAGGAGGCCGATGAGGAAGGAGGCGGTGGCGCTCATGCGATTGCCCGGAAGAAAGCTAAGTTTTCTTCGGTTTGCGCCAGAACGCGGCTACGCGCCGGACCATTCATCGCGGAACCGAAGCCTTCAGCCATCGGGAATAGAGTGCTTTCCAGATTCGATTTCTTCACGTAGTCGTAAAGAGCGGCTTCGACCGCGTAAATCAGATCGCAGTTATCTGCTTTCAGGCCGAGCGCGCGAACATCGCGCATGAACTGGTCGCAAGTTTCGCCAAGAAGCGCGGACAAATCCTTGGCTTGCTGATACGAGCCGTCCGGCGCTTCATTCACGCAATCCCTGAAGTCACTGAAGGCGTTGTCCATCTCGTTCTCCCATCCCTTCCGGGTTGTGGCCTGTGGGCCGATGACTTATGGAAACACGTATTTGCGTCGATTGCAATAGGTACTTGCAATTTATTTTCACCTGTGCGTTAATTCGGCCATGAGCAAACTATACGAGCAATATCTGGCCCGCGCTGCGGCTCGCAGACTCAAGGCGCTGCTTATGAGCGAGCGCGGGGATTCTGATTCGGTTATTGCTGAAAAACTAGGGGTTTCTCGCCAACGCGCATGGAAGATGGTGGAAACCGCGAGGCGGGAAAAGGCCAAAGCATGAAGGACTCTCATGTGCCGCTGCTTCGCCACCGTTGGCCGGAATGGGGTCGCGACAACAGAAAACCATTGGCGAGCGCATTGCCATTCTTTCAGCGCGAGAGCGCTACATACGTGCATATCGTGCGCTCCGGGGAAATGCACTACTACAAGGGCAAACTCTCGCACGTTTCGTATTCGTTCTGGTGTGGGGGGTCTGGTTTTATGGGCTTAACGCGCAAGATTCCTGCTGTTCTGGTTAGCGAGCCGGCCACCGGCCGTAAAGTCTGCGCAACCTGCATCGCCCGATCTATCGGAGCCGGACAGATGGGTGAAAGCCCGCATATTGACGGCAAGCCGGTGAAGTTCCAGCCGCGCGAAAAGTTCATGTACGAAGGTAATGCCGCATGAAACACCCCGTAGACCGCTGCCCCGCCTGCATCGAAGTCAGTGGCGATTTGATTGCTGCCGCCCTTCGTCTAGAAACCATAGGCAAACCCTCTCCCACCCCACCACCACCCAAGGTGTCCAAGCCCGTGAAAGCCCGAAAAACGAACTGGAAAGCCCGGAAATGAAACCGAATACGAACTACGGTATGCGCCCTGTTGACCCAGCTGAAATCGCCACTGTCTGCGGCACTGCTCGCCGGGCTGTTGAGATAACAGGCGGCGACGAAGCGACCGCGCTTTTCTATCTTCACAACGCCGACCTTATCCCGCTCGCCCTGCCGGCCAAGAACATCTCCCTGTCCGACTTCGGCGCTTCCCTGCGTGCTTTACGTGACGAACAGGAAGAATATCAACGCCGGACGGAACGCCAAGCCTTGATCGCTGAAATGAAACGGAAGGCGTCGGAGGCATGGACGGAGAAACACACCTATACCGCCGTCATGCGCGCCTGCGGCGTTGGCCGTGACAAGGCGCGGCGATTGGTTGGAGATACCCCATGAACCAGTTATCCCTAAACCTCCGGCGCCGCGACACCGCCCTAGCCGCCGTCTCTGCCGGCGCTGAACGCGCTGTGCCGGGTTGGAACGAACGCGCCCATTGGTACCTACTGCGCTGGCTAAACGGGCGCAGGGAGCCGTTCATTGCCGAGGAGTTCGTGACCTTTGCCGAAGCGGCTGGGCTGCCTGAGCCGGTGGAGTCTCGGGCCTACGGGCCGGTGCTGAGGAATGCAGCCAAGGCGGGACTGATCGTTAAGGCCGGCTACGCCACAGATAAGTTCTGCTCGCCCAAGACGTTGTGGGAGGCCGCATGAAAGACTGGAGCCTGAACGCCGAGTCCGTCATGCGCTTTCTTGGCAACTTCGGCCCAACGGTCAACGCCGGGGATCGGCAGGTTAAGGGCTACATGCTCGATGAGGACGGCGACGCCGGGAAAGTGTATCTGAACCCGAATGACCTGCGAGACATCGCGGCTGCCTGCCTAGAAGTCGCTGCCTGGCTCAACGAGCGGTCCGATGAAGCCTAAACCCACCCTCCGAGCGTGCGGCTTGAACGCCAGGGGCTTGACTTTGGGCGCGGACAGGATTCCAATGCTCGCCAGCGGCTTACCTCGACTAATTACCGAGGGACAGCCTAACCAATCCGGGGTTGCCGCTATCTTTTCACACTGCCGACTGTGGGCAGGGATTGGGCCAAACGGATTGGAACATGACAAAACCCAAAAACTAACCGCGCCACCGCTCTCACCGGACTCAAGAACCGGGATCGGCAGCAAGCGCGGTCAACCGCCCCTCCGATCAAAACTCTTTCTCAGAAACCTGAGAGAGAAAGTCCGTGCGTCTCGAAAAAGGCGCACCAGCTTTCTCTTTTGGACTTTAGGAGTTTCCTGAATTAACAGGGAAACCTTCTCAAAACTAAGAGGGGGTTTGGGGGTGTTTGGCTTTTCCCCGTTTTCTCTTTCACAGAATCATCTAGGAGCTTACAGATGGAACACATGGAATCCAAGATGCAGGACCAGATTGAAGGCGGAATATCTGAAAACGGTCGCTTGCTGGCTGAGAATGAAAAGCTGCGCGGACTTATCAATCATCCGGAACTGGAAAACTTCCTGCGTGGCGTTCACATTGAAGCTGTTCATCAGGTAGAACGCTGGGGCACTGCGCACGACCGCGCCAAACGCCCTGCTGACTGGTTCTGGCTAGTTGGCTATCTGGCTGGAAAGGCGCTCCATTCGGCGATTGCAGGCGACACGGACAAAGCTCTCCATCACTGCATTTCATCGGCAGCGGCGCTTTACAACTGGCATAGCTCAATCAAAGGCGTTGACGTTAGCATGTGTCCGGGCCGGTCTGATTTGGCGGAAATGGTAGACGGTAAGTTTCCCGGAGAGGCGCATGACTCCTGAGCGCCGCGACTTTCTTCTAAGTCTTGAAGCCGGTGACGTTGTTCGGATAAACGGGAAGTTGCGCGTAGTTCGTCGCGTTCATCGTTACCAGAAGAAATACTATCCACCAAACGTTTCCTTCTGGTTTTCAATCCTTCGCTGCTCGTGGACGAATCGTGCTTACACGGTCAAGAAGGCCAGCGATCTTGCGCACTGCCAGATTGATCTAGTGTTGCGAAATTACCATCCGAAAACGGACCTTGAGAAAACGCTGGAATCAGAGATTAATTTACCGTCTCCGGGGTACAACAAAGCGATAACATGCTGCGATGTTGTCGGAGTGATTTCATAACCCACGGGTGTTTAACTCAGCCAGGTAGAGTTCCTGCCTTAAAGGACAGAAGATGGCAACGGGAAAATACGGTCATTGCTTGTCTTGCGGCGTTGATCTTGGCTGCATAGACGAAGACCCGAATGGCGACAAAAACGCCACCTGCGCGCAATGTCGTGCGGAGGAAGAACACGACTTTGACGCCGACCCTTCAGCGCGTTTTGATCGGTTCGGGCACAGAATTTATCCAAAGGTCGCTGCCGCGTTGCCAATGCAGCCGATTGTCCGTATTGACGGTGTAGCGCGATTCAAAGAAAACCAGATTGTTCGGTGGCTGCTGGATCGCGGCGACGAGAACATGAATACGATTGCCTGCATGAACTTCAGCGACGAAGACAGAACGCAGTTCGCCCAGCTAATCGGCTATTCCGTGTCCGGCGCTGGCGACCTTGATTACTTCGACCGCGACGTGTTGGCGAAAGCCGATGAAATCGTCGCTTGTTCAAATCCAGCAACACCCACCACCTAGGAAGAACATGGATACGGGCGAGTCATGAAACGCATTTACCATCACTTCATGGACTGGGAAGAAATTGGCGCTGGCATGTGGAGCAACGTCCACGCTTCCGAGGTTATGGGTTTGCTGGCTATGGCTGTTGACTTCACGGGCGACGCCGAGCGCTACGGCGCGGCTATGTTGCGGGTCATTGTCGAATGGCCGCTGTCCTGCCAGCACAACCTGACGGATATCAATATCAACCGGAAAGCCTGGATCGGTCACGCTGCGGCTTGTTTAGCCATTGGCTGCCCGGAACACATTACCCGCATGGCGTGGGGCAAGCTCTCGCAGCGGCAGCAAGACGCGGCCAACGCCAAAGCCCAAGAAGCCATCGACCAATGGACAGCCCAGCATGAAGCAACGAATTCAAGCCTACGTGCGGCAATGGGAACGCCAGGGTTATCCGGAAGGAATCCCGGACTCTGCGCCCCCTCGGTTGGAAGCGCTGAACAAGGTGCCGTCCTATCGGCACATTTGCCGGGCGATTCTACGGAACGATGTGGCTTTGACCTCCTTGGGTTATTCACGCCCCAAGACGGACGCCTACATGACGCTCAAGCGGATCGAGCTGGACGCGCGCCATGAACGTCTACGAAGCGACACAGGAACGGCTGCGGACGATCTTTAGCGAGTTCGATAACGTGTGCGTGTCGTTCAGTGGCGGCAAGGATTCTGGGGTGTTGTTGAATCTGGCGATAGATTACTTGCGCGCGCATCATCCGGGCCGGCGCTTGGGCGTGTTTCATATCGACTACGAAGCGCAGTACCAAATGACCACGGATTACGTCGATGCGGAGCTGGCGAAGAATTCTGACATTTTGGACGTGTACCGCATCTGCCTGCCGATTGCCGCAAAGTGCGCGACCTCGATGCACGAATCGTATTGGGTGCCGTGGGACGCAGAAAAGAAAGATTTATGGGTGCGCCCGTTGCCGGAAAACGGAATAACGGAAAGCAATCACGCTTTCCCTTGGTTCGTTAAGGGCATGTGGGATTACGATTTACAGGAACGGTTCGCGGCATGGCTGCATGAAAAGACGGGCGCGATAAAAACCGCGTGCCTAGTCGGCATTCGCACCGATGAAAGCCTGAACCGTTGGCGGGCGATTCACTCCGACAAAAACAAAAACAAATACAACGGACTGGATTGGACGTGCGAAATGGGCGCGGGCATATTCAACGCTTACCCGATATTCGACTGGAAAGTGGAGGATATTTGGATTTCGAACCAGCGCCACGGCTGGGCCTATAACGCGCTGTATGACTTGTTCTGGAAAGCTGGGTTAACACTGGGGCAAATGCGCGTTGCCAGCCCGTTCCACGATAGCGGTATCGAAAACCTCAAACTCTACAAAGTCATCGACCCCAAAAACTGGGGTAAGATGATCGGCCGTACCAATGGCGTGAACTTCGCCGGGCTGTATGGCGGAACGACCGCAATGGGCTGGAAGTCGATTACGCTCCCGCCTGGGCATACGTGGAAAAGCTACTACGAATTCCTGCTGACCACATTGCCGGAGTCGGCGGCCGAGAATTACAAAAAAAAACTGCAAATCAGCCAAGATTTCTGGCGCGAGCGCGGCGGGTGCCTGTCCAATGAGTTAATTGGAAAACTAAGGGACCGGGGCGTTGTGGTCGATATCGGCGAAGCGAGCAATTACAAAACCGACAAACTACCCGCGCGCATGGAATATTTGGATGATATCGACGTGGAGGAATTCCGCGAGATACCAACCTACAAACGCATGTGCGTCTGCATCATGAAAAACGATCACTTGTGTAAGTACATGGGGTTCAGCCTCACGAAAACCGAAACGCAGTTACGCGCAGAAGCCAGCGCGAAATATCAAAAACTAGGGGAATTGCATTGACTAGCCCGGTTTATAATGTGATCGCGGTTCCGTTGGATAAAATCCGGTCAAACTCATGGAATCCTAACGCCGTCGCACCTCCAGAAATGGAATTGCTGGAAACGTCCATATGGGAGGACGGTTATACGATGCCGGTCGTTTGCTACTACCTGCCCGACGAAGATGTTTACGAAATCGTGGATGGCTACCACCGCTACACCACGCTGAAAACCAGCGCACGAATTTACGAGCGTGAGGGCGGCATGTTGCCGGTCGTGGTTATAGACAAAGACCAATCGAACCGCATGGCGTCCACAATCCGACATAACCGTGCGCGCGGCTCTCACTCGATTGAGTTAATGTCGAACATCGTGGCAGAACTGACGCGCTCAGGCATGTCCGACGCATGGATTCTCAAGCATGTGGGCATGGACAAAGACGAACTGCTGCGACTGAAACAAATAACCGGCCTGGCTGACTTGTTCAAGGATAAGGAATTCAGCGAAGCGTGGGCCGCATGAAAATCTGCGCGAACTGTCCGTCACAAGCCTATAGCGAAATCCGCACCCTTCGCCAGACGCTATGGCTCTGTCCCGTTTGCTGCTTACGCTGGTGGTCAGAATTTTTCAGGGAGCGCGCATGAACGACGGAATTATCAGGCCAAGTTCCGTGGCCGGAAAGCTGCTTGGATTCACGAAGTCCAAGTTCGATGGCTGGTTGTGGAAAACTGACAACCGGATCATGATTTCCATGGTCATTAGCAAGAAGCCCGGAAAGGGCAACTTGTCTGCATTATTCAAGCAGATTGAATCGCTCGGATTTATCGTGGCCGTGCCGACGCCTTTGGGTGGCATGCTTTCAATCCTGAAAAACAAAGGCTTCGTGCAGACCGTCGAGGTAGACAAGTTAATGGGTCCGGTAGAAGTTTGGGTGAAGCCATGAGCTGCCAACACGGCGAACAGATCGGCACCCTTTCCGTCCGGCCTCTAGCGACGGTAGACCTGCTGCATTTCATCGCCGTAGGCTGCAACGCCGCCGAGATTGCCGCCTATTGTGGTATCCCCGAGAGACACGCCGCTGATAGAATTAAGGCCGCGCTGGCCGTTCGTGCGCGCATGGATCAGAAGGCAGCCGCACAACGGCGCTGGAAAGCCAAGAAGCGCGCCAGTGCAAAACCTGTGGACAACACGGAGAATTCGCCATGACCCTCCATTACCTGCCGTCACAACGTCACGCGCGCCCTTCGCCAAATCGCGTCTGGCAGATTACTGGCACGTCATCGCGCTACACCGAAGATAACGGGGATCACTGGTCGCCGTGGCGCGCCCACGACGATCCCAACGCAAGCTACCTATCCCGCGCCAGACGCCAAGAACGCCGGGAACGGCTACGGTTCATCGCCTATTCGCTCGCGCTGGCCGCTACGGCGTTCCTGCTGGGTTGGCTGGCGTCGCAATAATCGCTTGACAGGGACGTGTCTTTCTGGCCTACTTACGGCACACAAGGGAGAACGACATGAATATCATCAAAACAGTAGGCGACCTGAAAAAAGCTCTGTCCGTTTACGATGACGCGTTGCCTTTAAGCACGCCCGCAGGAAAGCCCGTTGTTTACACCGACCTTTGTCTGTACCGTCTTGATCGTACTTTTTGTCGTGGTGAAATATCTTTCGTTCTTGACGTGCCAAAAACCGCATGAAGCGCCCAACCTCCGTCCTGGTAACTTCTGACAACCCTAACCGGGCAGCGGTACAGGCGCTTATCTCGCGTTCGTATGAACTTCATGCCAAGAAAAAAACTGCCGCCGAACTAAAGCGCACCGTCCGCGAGAACAAGCGCAAGGCCGGGTTTGTGTGCAAGCAAATCTGGATAAGGCCGCACGACTGGCCGAAAGTGCGGGCATATCTGGCAAAGTTCGCGTAATTCGTTTCACCAACCGCCCATGGAGGGTATATGTACGGAAATGAGAAAGCATCGCTAGGCGCTTACGCTGCCCCCGAAACAACCTGCCGCGAGTCGGAAATGGTGACGGCCGTCGGCCGGCTGACTGGTCAAGTGCAGCTGTCGCAGGAGTGCTTGGAGCGCCTGAGGCAGCGATTGGAATCGGTGGTTCGCCCGAGCGTGCCGCAGATCAAGAGCGACGCTCAGAAACAGCAGCAGATCGGCGCCCCGCTGGCTCAATGGGTGGACGAAAAGGCAAACACGTTGGCTAGCATCAACGCCGGTTTGTGCGACCTGCTCGACCGGCTCGAACTGTGACCCCTTCCCGCAGCAATCCCTGTTCTACCTCGCCGCGTGCATCGGGTATGGGCTGGTAGTTGTGGCGTATTTCTTGGGGGCGAAGTCATGAGTTACTTACTTTCTGACTACGCGTATGCCTTCGCGCGCGGCTATTTTGAACAAGACTCTGTATTTGAAGCCGCTCATGCACCCGCTCTTTTGGCCGCGTATAACTCTGCCGCAAGGAGAGTTACCTTACTCGGTAAAATATTGGCGCATTGCGACCCTCGAAAAAAGAAAGAATTTGACTGGGCATTGAGCGAGTTCAGAAAGTGGACAACCGCTTGCGATGTTTTGGAGGCTGTGCTTGCAAGCACACCCTATCGAGAGAATATCGACGCAGAATTGAACGAACCGGCCGAAATTGACCTTACGGATACGCTGGCATGAAACACTCAACGCCAGCGCCGACTAAAGCCGACTTGCACCGATTCGGGTTGCTGTACGACCTCGGCTGCTGCATCTGCGGGACCAAGCCCTGTGAAATTCACCACTTTACCCGCGCCAACAAACGCCTAGGCCATGATTGGACGGTCCCGCTGTGCCCTGCGCACCATACTGGCCGCTATGGCTGGCACTTGGACCGCCGAGCCTTCCGGGCCGCGCACGGGTCCGATGCCGAGCTTCTGGCGCGGGTGAATCGACTGATAGGGGCGGACGTATGAGCTACCGTACCTATTCGGCTAAAGACGGGAATCACGACGCGCTGGTGGCGATCTTCCGCCGCATGGGCTGCACCGTTCTGGAAACGATCCGCACCGGCATTCCGGGCATGCCGGACCTGATCTGCGGTTGTCTCGGAAAGTGGCACGCGGTCGAAATCAAGAATCCCGACACCGCCTATGGCCGCAAGGGACTGAACGCGAATCAGACTGCCTTCGGTCGCGACAACCTGGGTGAACCCGTGTTCGTGGTCGATTCCGAGGACGGCGTGATTGCGCTGGTGAATCAGTGGCGGAAGCCGCGCTTGAATGCCGCAACCGTGAACGAAGACGATTACAGGATGGGCGCATGACCAAGATGAACAGCATCGACAAGGCCGTGCGCAATGAACGCGACATCAAGGAATTGCTGAACATCGCGGACAAGG